GTAGCATACAGGTGGTATGTAAGCGTAAAAGAAAATGCCTACGAGGAAGCTGAGGAGAGCATTAAGCGTGCAGTGAGAGAAGCAGGCAGACCCATAGTCAAGATCGAGATACAGACGAAAGGAAAGTGGTAAAATGTTGTTCATAGTGGGTATCATAGCGGCGGCTATAGTGGTGCTGTCGGCACTGTATGGCGTCGTAGCGTTGATGATAGAATACAGACACTGGGAAAATGAATTTGAGGAGGAGGATAACGATGATAACGAAAGAGGAGTTTGAAAAGGCGGTGGAGTGCTGTACAGGATTTACTGTTAGTTGCGAAAATTGTCCGCTAAGCGAAAAAGATTTTAAGTGTGGTGTGTATTTGGCAGAGTACCTAAAAGAAAACGAGCCTGCACCTGCGGCAACAGGCACAAGCTCGGAGGTGGTATCAAAAGATACCGATAACATACAAATTGATGATAGCACAAAAGAACAGATTTGTCAAGCATATGATACCGCAGACAAAGCCTGTACAGATATACTCGATATCTACGAAGGAATGCCGGCATGTGAGCGTAGAGCTTTTGATATCGGAGAAGTGTACGGAAAAATATGCAGCACAAGGGATAAGCTTGAAAATATGAGAGGAGAGAACTAAAATGTCAGTAAAAATAAACTCGCTTGAATTTGAGAACGTAAAGAAAATAAAAGCCGTACAGCTTGAGCCTGCAAAGAATGGACTTACTGTTATCGGCGGTAAGAACAGGCAGGGCAAGACCTCTGTGCTTGACGCTATCGCTTGGGCACTTGGGGGAGATAAGTATAAGCCGTCCTCTCCTCAGCGTGAGGGGTCTGTTGTCGAACCACATTTGAAGATCACCCTCGACAACGGTATAGTAGTGGAGCGTTCGGGCAAGAACAGCTCTCTCAAAGTCACGGACAGCACAGGTAAGAAAGGCGGTCAGCAGCTTTTGAACAGCTTCGTTGAGCAGTTCGCACTTGACCTGCCTAAGTTCATAAATCAGTCAAGCAAGGAAAAAGCTTCAACTCTGCTGAAAATAATAGGCGTGGGCGATACGCTCTATCAGTTGGAGCATAAGGAACATTCCCTCTATGACCAGCGTACCGCTATTGGCAGGATAGCTGACCAGAAGTCTAAGTTCGCAAAGGAAATGCCTGTGTACGCAAACGTCCCTGCCGAGCCTGTTTCGGCTTCGGAGCTTATCAGACAACAGCAGGATATACTTGCTCGCAACGGCGAAAATCAGCGTAAGCGTGACCAGAAAGAATACTACGAAAAGCAGTTGGAGATTGCTAAGTCTGCCTATGAACGTGCAAAAGCAAGCTATGAAGCGGCAGCGAACAACTTCAAGCTTGCAAGCCTTGACGCAGAAAACCTCTTGGACGAAAGCACAGCGGAGCTTGAAAAGAACATCTCAGATATTGAGGAGCTGAACAAGAAGATAAGAGCAAACCTTGACAGGGAGAAAGCTGAGATAGACGCTGAGGACTACCGTTCACAGTATACATATCTCACTGAGCAGATAGAGGACGTAAGGCAGGCTAAAACTGACCTGCTGGGCAGTGCCGACCTGCCTCTTGAGGGGCTTTCAGTTGAGGACGGAGAGCTGCTGTATAACGGGCATAAGTGGGACAGTATAAGCGGAGCAGAACAGCTTATCGTCGCTACCTCTATCGTGAGAAAGCTCAACCCTGACTGCGGTTTTGTCCTGCTGGACAAGCTTGAACAAATGGATACCGACACCCTTGATGACTTCGGCAAGTGGCTTGAAGAACAGGGCTTGCAGGCGATTGCCACTAGAGTTTCCACAGGTGACGAGTGCAGTATCATTATCGAGGACGGCAGGTCGATGGACAACGAAAAAGAAGAAAACACAGAAACGAAAACTTGGAAAGCAGGTGCATTTTAATGTATGAGATAACATCAGGAGTTGTAAGCTCCGCACAGAAAGTCGTGATATATGGTCCTGAGGGCATAGGCAAATCCACCTTTGCGGCTCAGTTCCCTGACCCTGTATTTATTGATACTGAGGGCAGTACAAAGAAGCTGAACATCAGACGTTTCCCTAAGCCAACAAGCTGGGAAATGCTCAAAAACGAGGTAAAGGAAGCTATGAACGGCAGGCTCTGCAAGACCCTTGTCATTGATACATTTGATTGGGCTGAACAGCTTTGCATTGAAACGATCTGCTCGGCTCATCAGAAGAAAGGCATTGAAGATTTCGGATACGGCAACGGCTATGTTTACGAGAAAGAGGAGATAGGCAAGTTTCTTAATCTCTTGCAGGAGGTAGTTGACAGCGGTATCAACGTTGTGCTTACGGCTCACGCTCAGATGAGAAAGTTTGAACAGCCTGACGAGCTGGGCGCTTATGACCGCTGGGAGCTGAAGCTCGGCAAGAAAACGTCTTCTCAGATATCGCCTCTTGTGAAAGAATGGGCAGATATGGTGCTGTTTGCAAACTACAAAACATATGCAGTAGCTGTGGATAAGGACGGCAAGAAGTTCAAGGCTCAGGGCGGCGACCGTGTTATGTACACCACACATCACCCTTGCTGGGACGCTAAAAATCGTGACGGACTTCCGCCTGAAATGCCTTTTGAATACAGCGGCATAGCTCACCTGTTTGCGCATACACAGCCTGCTGAAATGCCTAAGCCTGTGCCTGCGCCGACAGTTCAGACAGCACAGCCTACACAGACCGCACAGACTGCCACACAAAAATCGGACGAGCCTCTTACAGATCTCAGCGGCTTTGAGGACGTTGCACCACCTATCGTTATCCCTGAGGGCATACCGAAAGCGCTTGCAGACCTTATGAGAGCCAACAACGTAAGCGAATCGGATATACGTCTTGTGGTATCTCAGAGAAACTATTTCCCCTATGATACCCCTATTACCAACTATCCTGACGACTTCGTGCAGGGCTGTCTGATAGGTGCTTGGGAGCAAATGCTGCCACTTATCAGAGAAAATCAGAAAGTACCATTTTAAAAGGAGGACAACACTATGGATAATTTTATGGAATACGGCTGGGAAGATGAGATAGTCAACGAGGGTGGGGACTTTGTCCTGCTCCCTGAGGGGGACTATGACTTCACAGTTGCAAAGTACGAACGTGCAAGACACGAGGGGTCGGCAAAAGTGCCGCCCTGCAATATGGCTAAGGTCACATTCACCATATGGGGAGCTGAGGACAGCGTGGAGATAACAGAGAACTTCTTCCTCTGCAACAAGTTTGAGTGGAAACTCTCAGCACTTTTCCTGGCTCTCGGTCTGAAAAAACACGGCGAGCCGCTGAAAATGAATTGGAACGCTATCACAGGCAAAAAGGGCAAGTGTCACGTCTACGTTGACAACTACAAGAACAAGGACGGTGAGGACAGGCAGTCCAACAAGATTAAAAAGCTCTATGCCTATGACGAGAATGTTACTACCGTTCAGCCTGCTCAGACGCAGACACCACAGTATAGTCAGCCTGCTCAGACAGGTGGCTGGAAAGCCGGTGCGTTCTGATGATGAACTTAAGACCATATCAAAACGAGGCTAAGCTTGCTATACTCGAACAATGGTCTGAGGGAATAAACAAGGTCCTTGCAGTTCTGCCGACAGGAACGGGAAAGACAATACTTTTCTCGGCTGTTACGGAAGAATGTGTGCGGCAGGGTAAGCGTGTGCTTATCCTTGCCCACAGAGGCGAGCTGCTCGACCAGGCGGCGGACAAGCTTATGAAGTCAACAGGGCTTGGCTGTGCCACCGAGAAAGCAGAGCAAAGCTGTTTAGGCTCTTGGTATCGTGTAGTAGTAGGCTCAGTTCAGACCCTTATGCGAGAGAAAAGGCTCAAAGGCTTTTCGGAAAATTACTTCGATACCATTATCATTGACGAGGCTCATCACGCTATCTCAGACGGCTATCAGAGAGTGCTTGACCATTTTCCTGAAGCTCAGGTACTTGGTGTGACGGCTACACCTGACAGAGGCGATATGAAGAACTTAGGCTCGGTGTTCGACAGCCTTGCATATGAATACACCCTGCCGCAGGCTATCAAAGAGGGCTATCTTTCACCTATCAAGGCTATCACCATACCGCTGAAACTTGACCTTTCAGGAGTATCAACTCAGGCAGGAGATTTCAAGGCAAGTGATATTGACACGGCACTTGACCCATATCTTTATCAGATAGCTGATGAAATGCTCAAATACTGTAAGAAACGCAAGACAGTTGTGTTCCTGCCGCTTGTCAAGACTTCTCAAAAGTTCCGTGATATCCTTATCAGCAAAGGGTTCAACGCCGCTGAGGTCAACGGAGAAAGCACAGACAGAGCGGAGATACTTGAAGCTTTCGACAAGGGCGAATACAACGTGCTGTGTAACTCAATGCTCCTCACAGAGGGCTGGGACTGTCCGTCAGTTGACTGCGTTATCGTGCTAAGACCAACAAAAGTGCGTGGGCTTTACTGTCAAATGGTAGGCAGAGGCACAAGGCTCTGTGAGGGAAAGACAGAACTTTTGCTGCTTGATTTCCTATGGCACACAGAACGCCACGAGCTTTGCAGACCTGCACACCTTATCTGTCAGAATGAAGAGGTCGCTGAGAAAATGACCGAAAACCTTGCCAATGAGGCAGGCTGTGCAGTGGATATCGAAGAGGCAGAAAAACAGGCAAGCGAGGACGTTGTGGCACAGCGTGAAGAGTCTTTGGCAAAGCAGCTCAAAGAAATGAAAACACGCAAGCGAAAGCTCGTTGACCCATTGCAATATGAAATGTCAATACAGGCTGAGGACTTGTCCTCTTACGTTCCTGCTTTTGGCTGGGAGTGTGCTCCTGCTACCGACAAGCAGAAAGCAAAGCTTGAAAAGCTGGGTATTTTCCCTGACGATATAGACAACGCAGGCAAGGCAAAGCTTATCCTTGACCGACTTGAAAAGCGCCGCAATGCAGGACTTACCACTCCAAAGCAGATAAGGCTGCTTGAAAGCAAAGGCTTTGAGCACGTTGGCTCTTGGAGCTTTGACAGTGCAAGCAGGATGATAGCCCGTATTTCTGCTAATGGTTGGAGAGTGCCGAGAGATATCGACCCGAAAACATACACACCTGAGAACTAAGGAGAAGTGAATGGATAACACAAATTTGCTTAAAATGCTTGAATACATAGACCCTGCAAGCTGTGATTATCAGGAATGGGTCAATGTGGGAATGGCTCTCAAGCACGAGGGCTATTCCGTGAACGATTGGGACAGTTGGTCGAGGTCAGACAGCCGTTATCACAGCGGTGAGTGCGAACACAAGTGGCAAGGCTTTAACGGCAATGCTCAGCCCGTGACCGCAGGAACTATCGTGCAAATGGCAAAGGAAAGAGGATACAGCCCCCATGAGTTTAAGGCATACGACTGGGACGGCGAGATAGTTGCAGAAGAAAGCAGTCCCCTTGTAAACGGCGGTGAGGGCATACCGATCACCGAGCCTGCTCAATGGGATCCTGTCAAGGAGATAGTCACATATCTTGAAACACTCTTTGAGGCAGGAGAGAACGTGGGCTATGTTACGCAAACGTGGGAAACAGAAAAGGACGGCAAGACCAAGTATCTGCCCACAAAGGGGTGCTGTGACAGGACGGCAGGGGAGCTTATCAAAAGGCTTGGCGAATGTAACGGCGATATAGGTGCGGTGTTTGGCGACTACAAGGAAGAAGCCGGAGCGTGGATCCGCTTCAATCCTCTTGACGGCAAGGGCGTAAAGAACGAGAATGTAACAGACTACCGCTATGCTCTTGTTGAAAGCGACAGTATGCCTATAGAACAGCAGAACGCTGTGATGAGAGAGCTTGAACTTCCTATCGCTGTGCTTGTATACAGCGGTGGAAAGAGCGTTCACGCTATCGTCAAGATAGACGCTCCCAACTATGATGAATACCGCAGGCGTGTTGATTTTCTTTACAAGGTCTGCAAAGAGAGCGGTCTTGACATAGATAAACAAAACCGCAATCCCTCACGTCTTAGCCGTATGCCAGGCGTCATGAGAAACGGTAAGAAACAGTTCATCATTGACAAGAATATAGGCAAAGAAAGCTTTTCGGAATGGAAAGATTACATAGAAAGTATCAATGATGATCTCCCCGACCCTGAGAGCCTGAGTGCTGAGTGGGACAACCTGCCTGAGCTTGCACCACCACTTATTGACGGCGTTCTCAGACAGGGTCACAAAATGCTCATTGCAGGTCCGTCAAAGGCAGGCAAGTCTTATGCACTTATCGAGATGTGCGTGGCGATAGCTGAGGGGGTCAAGTGGTTTGGCTGGCAATGCACCAAAGGAAAGATACTATACGTCAACCTAGAGCTTGACAGAGCATCTTGTCTGCACCGCTTCAAGGACGTGTACACCGCAATGCACCTAGAACCTGAAAACCTCAGTAGCATAGACATATGGAACTTGCGAGGTCACAGCGTACCAATGGACAAGCTTGCACCAAAGCTTATACGCCGAGCAAGCAAGAAGAATTACATTGCCGTGATAATAGACCCTATCTACAAGGTCATAACAGGTGACGAGAACTCAGCAGACCAAATGGCTCACTTTTGCAATCAGTTTGACAAGGTATGCACAGAGCTTGGCTGTGCGGTCATATACTGCCACCACCACTCAAAGGGAGCGCAGGGCGGTAAGCGTTCAATGGACAGAGCCAGCGGTTCAGGAGTATTCGCCCGTGACCCTGACGCACTTCTTGACCTTTCAGAGCTTGACATTTCAGACAGCCTTTACAAGCAGCAGGAGGACGAAACTGTTTGCCGTATCTGTGAGGACTGGATGAGGAGATTTTACAGAAATACTGATGATCTTTGCTCGCAGGACGATCTTGTTACGCCTGCAAAAATGCTGGAGATAACACACAAGTATCTGCACCCGAACTCATACAAGCTTATGATGACCGACATAGACAAGGCTAAGCTTGCGGTAAGAAACCGCACAGCGTGGCGCATAGAGGGTACGCTGAGAGAGTTCCCGAAGTTTGCACCTCTCAATATGTGGTTTGATTATCCTGTTCACAGAGAGGATACTGTGGGTGTGCTTAAAGACTGCGAGGTAGAGGACAGCGCACCGAATTGGAAGAAAAATTTCAGCAAGAAAAAGACCAATGAGGACCGCAGCAAGGAACGCAAGGAGAGCATTGAAACGGCTTTCAGCGGTGTGCAGGAGAACGGCAAGTGCCGCATTTCTGAGTTGGCGGAGTACATAGGAAAGAGTGAAAAGACCGTTGGAAGATACCTCAAAGAGCATGGTGGCTTTTGGATAGAAGAGGGAGAATGCGGCTTAAAAGCTCAGTAGACAGACAAGACAAAATCGAATTTTTGAACTTTAGACAGACAAGAAAAAATCGAGAAAGTGTCAGGACAAAATCGAATTATTTTTCTTGTCGGACAATATCGAAAATTACCGAGTTTGTCAGACGGACAGACAAATCTATTATTATAAACAATACTTTTTGTCGGGGGCTGAAACTGCCCCGACGAAAAAGTAATCAGAATAATGACGCACGAGAGGAGCACACGCAGATGAAAGCAACAAGAAGTAAGGCAAGGCAAGACGTTGTTAATGCAGCTAAGAAAATGCCACCGCTTTTTCATAAGCTGCCTAATGAAGATTTCGACTATCGAAAATCACGCACGCTTTGGTGGCTCGTGAAACAGCCACAAGTACTCAAATACATTTGGGATATGGTCAAACAGTCGGGAGCATTGGTGTATGATGACAAGTCACACAAGTGGCACGGAGTAGATTTCAAATGCGAGGAGGAAGATGATGACTGAATTTTTTATGGCAATGATACCGCCGACAGCTTCGGCGCAGGAACACAAGGTGGCAGTAAGAAACGGCAAGCCAATATTTTATGACCCACCCGATGTCAAGGCGGCAAAAGAAAAGCTAATAGCAAATCTTTCTAAGTATAGCCTTAACACTCCATACCGTGAGGGCGTACGGCTGATAACAAAGTGGTTATTTCCAAATGACGGCAAACACAAGGACGGAGAGTACAAGATCAGCAAGCCTGACACAGACAACCTGCAGAAGATGTTCAAGGACTGCATGACAAAGCTTGACTTCTGGACAGACGACCAGCTTGTGGCGAGTGAGATATGCGAAAAGTTCTGGGCGGACATACCCGGCATTTATGTGAGGATAGAGGAGCTATGACGATACACGAAGTAAAGAAAAGTCTTGGACGCAGGGTGAGCTACAACGGCTCCGATTGCTACGAACTGACAGGGTGCATTATCCGCAAGAGCAGCAAGACGGGTCAGTTCTTCTATCAGGCAGAGATCGCTGACAAGACTTGCGGCAATACGTTGGTGTATTGCAGGCTGGAAGAGTTGAGGTGCGAGGAGGCAAAAGAATGAAAACACATAATCTGAAACTTAGCATAGAATTTTGTGACGCTGTTCTGAGCGGTGAGAAAACTTTCGAGGTCAGAAAGAATGACAGAGGTTTTCAGACGGGAGATCTGATAAGATTTATACCGACTGACGGAACGTCTTATTGTAGCTCAGACGGCACAGTAAGAGAACACGCAAAACATGAGATATCAGGACATACATACAAGATAACATATATCCTCAACGGCTGGGGAATAAAGAATGGGTATGTTGTGCTGGGAATTAAGGAGTATAGACAAACTGAGGAGGTATAACAATGTCAAGATATATTGACGCAGAAAAGTTAAAGTGTTCTATTGATTCGGAAACAGACAGCATATTTGATTGGGATATGACCATAGAAGAACTTTATTATAACCTGTGCAAACTGATTGATGATGAACCTACCGCAGACGTGCAGGAGGTCAAGCGTGGAACATGGGAGAATACAAACACACCTAATCAGCTTAGATGCAATAATTGTGAAATCATTCACTTTATAGCTCAGTATCCACACGGTGAGATAAATTACTGCCCTAATTGTGGCACAAGAATGGACGGTGTTGCTAATGGCTGACCCAATGACCATGTCACGCCTGAAAGCCTACCGCAGGAACGCCTCAGCCATTGAGGACATCAAGGCGGAGCTTTCAGGCAAGTACGTTGCCGACACTATCAGCGTATGCACACCGCCGTCCTACACACCACACAGCACACGCATAGACGGCTTCTTGCCAAGCGGCGATACACTTTCATTGCTGTGCGAACAGGCACGGCTAGAGCGTGAGCAGAGTACTGTGGAGGAGTTTATCAAGGGGATAGGAGATAGACAGATGAGAAAGATATTTGTACTCAGGTTTGTAAAAGGCTTTACTTGGATACAGATAGGACACAAGGTCGGAGGTACAGCGGACGGCTGTAGAATGGCGGTCAAAAGATTTTTGCAAAATGCTTAAACTTGTTCGCTCTGTTCGTTTTACCTATGTTATAATTTAAACTGAGGAAAGTGTAGATGTACCTCAGACTTGTACTTTCATTGAAGTCACCTCCAATTTTCTAAGCCCCGTAAGGGGCTATGCAGGTCGAGAGCGTGCCAGCTTGATATCTGCTCCAACATTTACTTAAACTCCTTATAATATTTTCACAAGGGCGGCTGCATTTTGCGGTCGCTTTTGCGTTGCGTCGTAAAAAGTTCATAAATGTCGAATTCTTGATATACTGCATAAAATAAGTAAAACAACTTTGTGCAGATAAGAGAATTATATGTATATTTGTTGATTTTTGCAATTTCATATGTTATTATTTCATTACGTAAGAAGGTGGTAGTATGGCGAGAGTAAAAGTAAGAAAAACGGTGAGCTTAGTTGATCTAAGCACCTCAACTAAATTGTTTATTGATAATTACAACTATCAAATAAATAAAAGAAATAAAATTGATAACAAAGCCTACATATATTCTGGCGTTTGCTGTGCAATATTGCTTTTTAACGTAAAATACGTTGATTTTATTTATATTGCAAATATACTGTGTAAAAATTGTTATGGTGCAGTAGTAGCAACAGTAGATCTTTCTATAATATTGGCGATAGTGATTTTAGCAATATGTTGTCTCAAAAGTGGCTTGTATTTGTTAAAGCCTCAAGGCTACAGTGAAATAGATATTGCATTTCTTTTAAATAAGGCAAAAGAATGTCATTTTCTTAAAATTGAAAAATCACTAAATAACACAATAGAAACTAATGAAAAGATTAATCAAAGTCATATGATGAAAGTTAACAGGATGATAAAGCAACTTGGCGTTCTTTTTGCTTTAACTGCTGTGCATTTTGTTACGCATCAGTTGATGGCGTTTGCTTGAAGGGGGTGTGTTTATGCATTTTGGTGATGACGATGGTACAAAAACAATTTTGGAAGATAAGATACTTGAACTTAATTCAAATTTCTCAAAAACAACTAATGATTCGGAAAGTTCAAGTGCATCGAATGAAAATGGCAAGGTAGATAACGACGATGAATAGCTAACGAAAAAAAGCTGTATCAATATGATTACAGCTTTTTTTATATCCAAAATCTCAGAAAGGACGGTGCCCTCATGACAGCACGGCAAAAGAAATTTGCAGAATACTATGCTCAGAGCGGCAACACCGTTCAGAGTGCTATAAAGGCAGGATACAGCGAGAAGTATGCGAAAGCTGACGCCTGCAAAATCCTAGATAATCCTAGTGTTGCGGAGTATATCCGTGTGCTGTCCGAGAAAGCTCAGGACGAGCGTATAATGACCGCTAAGGAGCGGCAGGCACTCTTGTCAGATATCGCTAAGGACGGCAAGAATGACCCTGCTGACCGTATCAGAGCCGTCGATACCCTCAATAAAATGACAGGAGAGTATGCGGCTAAGATACAGGCGGAGGTCAAGACCTCTGAAAAGCTTTCAGACGTTTTCGCTCAGATAGGCGGTGAGGGGCTTGACGAGTAAGTTTCCCCTGTCACAGAAGTATATGGACTTCATCAACAGCGTTCGGGGTGTGTCTGCGGATTTTCTTGAGGGGACTACCGCAAGCGGCAAAACGACTGTGGGCGCAGGCATAAAGTTCATGCGTATGGTGTCGGCAAGCCGAAAGAAACTTCACGTCATTGCCGCTAAGACTACGGGAAAGGCTGAGGAAACTATCATTCAGCAGGATAACGGCATTCTTGACCTGCATACCAATGCTCGGTACTTCGGCAACGGTGATAAGGACTACAAACTGCCGCATATCAAGTTTGAGGGCAAGATAATCTATGTTCTGGGATATGACAACAAGGATAAGTGGGAAATGGTGCTGGGCGCTCAGTTCGGCTGCGTGTATATCGACGAGATAAATACCGCTGATATCGAGTTTGTCCGTGAGATGTCAACCCGTAACGATTACCTTATGGCGACCCTCAACCCTGACGACCCCTCTCTGCCTGTGTACAAAGAGTTTGTCAACCGCTCACGTCCGTATCAGAAATACGCCTGTGACGTGCCTGCGGAGATAATGAAAGAGCTTACAGAAGAACCTGTACCCAATTGGCGGTACTGGTTCTTTACTTTTCGTGATAATCTTTCACTTACTGATGAGGATATCGAACGGAAAATGGCTGCCGCTCCGAAAGGCACAAAGCTGTATAAGAACAAGATACTCGGTCTGAGAGGACGTGCAACAGGGCTTGTGTTTGACCTGCAAAAGCGAAATATCTTGACAGCAGAGCAGGCGAAAGCTTTCAATTATGTGTACTTCTCAGCCGGGCTTGACACCGCTTACTCGCAATCCTCACCTGATACCATAGCGTTCACCTTTGTGGGCATAACGGCTGACAGAAAGTGCGTCACTCTTGACGAGGAAGTGTATAACAATCGTGACAGACAAGTGCCGCTCACGCCCTCCGACATACCGAAAATATTCACGGTGTTCTTGGAGAAAAACCGCAGGACGTGGGGCTTTGCACGAGATGTATATATCGACAGCGCAGACCAAGCGACCATACTTGAATGTCAGAAGTTCGGACGGCTCACAGGCAGCATATATAATTTTATCCCGGCATTCAAGAAAACAAAAATAATCGACCGAATACACTTGCAGTCAGCTTGGCTGGCGGCAAGTGATTTTTATATCCTTGAGCATTGCAAGGAGTACGCAGGCGAGCTTAACATATACAGTTGGAAAGAGGATAATTCTGAGCCGGAGGACGGCAACGACCACCTTATCAATTCCTGTCAGTATGCTTGGCTGCCGTATCGTGACAAGATAGGAAGTGTGAAGATTGACTAAATTCAGCATAGGAAGCAAGGTGAAAAATATGATAAGAAACTGGCTTGATATCCAGCCTGCACCCGAATACAGTATAACTATCACAGAGAAAACAGGTTTTATGACAGATGTGATAAGGTCACAGCTTTGGTATCGTGGTGACGCCGCAGAGCTTTCACAGTTCTTTCGTCAGCTTAACTTAGGCACAAATTCATTCTGGAGCAGCGTCCCTGAGAATGAAAAGATACGCAAGATACATAGCGGTCTGCCTGCAATAATCGCCGATACGCTGTCATACATTGTCTATTCTGATATGGACGATATCAAGGTCACAGGGGACAAAGCAAAGGCTGACTTTGATAATATTTCCGAGCATATAGACTTCACAGAGCTGACAGGCAAGGCGGTAGTTACCGCACTTGTTGACGGCGACGGAGCTTTCAAGATATCGGTGGATACTGAGCTTTCTGATACGCCGATAGTCGAGTTTATCGGCGCTGACAAAGTGGAGTATAACTTTGTACGAGGTCTGCTGAACGAGGTCGTTTTTCATTCTGTGCATTATGCAGGCTCAAAGAAATTTCACCTTGAAGAGCATTACGGCAAGGGGTACATAGAAAGCCGTCTGTATGACGATAACGGTCACGAGGTCGGTTTGGACAACGTGCCTTGCCTTGCACAGATACCGCCCCGAACTGAGTTTGAGGGCGAGTATATAATGGCTGTGCCGTTGAAATTCTTTTCATCACGAAAGTATCCGAACAGGGGCAAGAGCATTTTTGACGGCGGTAAGTCTGATTGCTTTGACGCTTTAGACGAGGTCATCTCACAATGGTGGGACGCTATCAGAGCAGGCAGGGTAAAGCAGTATATCCCCGAAAGCATGATACCTAGAGATCCTGCAAGCGGTAAGCTTAAAGCGCCTAACCAGTTCGGCAACAGTTACATAAGCATTGACCCACCGCTTTCGGCAGAGGGTGCAGCGCCTAAGATAGAAGTAGTTCAGCCTGATATCAAGTATGAAGCGTTTGTGGCAAGCTATACAAATTGCCTGCTTATGTGTCTGCAAGGGCTTGTATCTCCTGCCACGCTGGGCATAGATGTGGGCAAGATGTCAAGCGCAGACGCTCAGCGAGAGAAGAAAGACGTCACAGGCAACACCCGAAACACTATCACAACGGCTCTTGAAAAGGCTCTGCCACAGCTTGTTTCTGCGGTGCTTATGACCTATGACAATATGCAGGGCAAAGCCCCTGAGACTTATGAGGTGACAGTTGACTTCGGCGAGTACGGTGCACCTGACTTTGACAGCAGAGTTGAGACTGTGGGCAAGGCAAGCACGTATGGTATTATGTCAGTTGAAACGCAGGTGGAGGAGCTGTGGGGCAGTTCTAAAGAGGACGATTGGAAAGCCGCAGAGGTCAAGCGGATAATGCAGGAAAAGGGGCTTACAGAGGGTGAGCCTACTGCGGTAGGTGATGAGTACGCTTAATTTTAAGGACATAGCCAAAATATTTGAGGAGATAGAGCTAAGGCTCATATCTTCGCTGAAACGCAATCTTAAAAGGCACAAGGCGGAGGAACAGCGTTACGGCTTTGAATGGTCTGCTTGGCAGGCTGAGAAACTGAAAAATATGGAGAACTTCCGCCGTGAAAACCTCGACATTATGAACGAGTACGTTGACGTTATCGACGATCAGACAAGACAGCTTATGACGGAGCAGTTTCAAGAGGGTCAGCAGCAGGCACAAAGGAGTGCCCAGGAGCTTTCTGACGAGCCTATAACACCTATCCCCGACAAGCATTTCTTTGGCGTGAACGAAAAGAAAATGGCAAAGCTTATGGAAGACGTCACCACCCTTGAAAAGACCGCTGAAACAGCCGCTCTGCGAATGACAGACGATATTTACAGGCAGACTTTGAATAGGGTACAGCTTGCAATGGGAACAGGCTCTATGACGCTTAACGAGGCTATCGACCTTGCCACAAGGGACTTCCTCGACAAGGGCATAAACTGTATCGTATACGCTGACGGCAAGCGAGTGAACATTGCCGACTATGTGCGAATGGCTCTGCGGACAACTTCCACAAGGGCGGCATTGCAGGGTGCGGCGAAACGCTTTGCAGAGCTTGGGTATGATACGGTGCTTGTGTCGCAGTATGGCGGCTGTTCAAAGACCTGTGAGCCTTGGCAAGGTCAAGTATACATTGATGATGTGTTCACAGTATGGGAGGGGGAAAAGGACGAGTTTCAAGGCAAGTCAAATTACTGCGGTGAGTGGTTTTGGCTGCTGTCATACGCCGTAAAGAACGGGCTTTTCCACCCCAACTGCCGTCACACAATGACGCAGTATATACACGGCAGAACGCAGATACCTGAGCCGATACCGGCGGAGAAGATAAAAGAGCAGCGACAGCTTGAACAGAAACAGCGTGCAATGGAGCGGAAGATACGCAAGCTCAAACGCTTTGCGGCAGGCACCTGCGACCCTGATACAGCCAAGGAATACCGCCGAAAGCTCAGGCAGGCTCAGCACGAATTAAAGGTGTTCGCTGAGGAGCATAATGAGGTGCTGCATAGGGATCATAGCAGGGAGAAGTATTATGGTGGTGGTGTTGACAAATCGGGGAAAAGTGGTATAATAGAGGTAGACAAAGATACGTTGAAAAAATATCTTGGAAAACCGATAACACAAGCTGACAGTCAGCATGTTCGTGAATGGTATTATGCAAATGTAACGGATATCCCTAATCAGATAGATAAAACAAAACCCTTTGAAGAACAGGTCAAGCAGGCTTTTGAACTGAGAAATTACTATAAACACGAAGCTCGCGTTGCTATGTCTGATAAGAAAACGGCTATGATGCTTGATGAAAAACGTCCTGCGCCAACGTTTGAAAAGTTATTAAAGGATAAAATGAAGCGCAAGAACATGACAAAAGACGAAGCTTTAAAAGATATTTTAGAAACTGCGTCAAAAACAAATGACGAAGTAAACAAGAACTACGGCTTATAAAGGAGGGCTTGATATGACAAAATTTGATTATACGATTTTCAAGGATAATAGTCAAAGTGAGTTTAAAAAAGCTTGCAAACTGATCGAGCGTAGTTTTCCTGACGCAAAGAAAAATAAGCTGTTAATTGATGTTGACGGCTCTACGATTCAGACATATACAAAAGACGGTAAGGACATTGATGTATATGATGATTATGACGTTGGGGCTGTGTTCGTTAAATCAGAAATAGATCTTGATAATATTTTTTCTTGACCGCTCCGCTACGGCGAGGCGGTATTTTTATACCCAAATATCGGAACTAAGCACCTTAACGGGTGCTTTTTTCATACACAAATTTAAGAAAGCGAGGTCAGAAAATGGACGAGAAAAAGAAACTCCCTGATGAGGAGGAGAAGAAAACTCCCGATACTCACGAGGAGAAAAAGGACGAGCCAAAGGCTGAGGAAAAGCCTGCGGACAAGGCAGATGAGAACTCTGCCGACAATGAACAGCCTGCGGTGGACGATAGTCAGGCTGACGAGAACGGTGAGGGTGCCGACAAGCCTGCGGAAGATAAGCAGGAACAGCCAAACGAGGATAAGTCCGACAAGCAGGACAATGCTGAGAACGCACCTGACGAAAAAGACCAGGAGATACTCAGGCTCAAAACTCAGATAGCCGCTATGCAGCTTGGTATCAAGCCCGACTGTATCGAGGACGCTGTTGCGGTGGCTGAAAGCTATGTGAGAAACGGCAGTCAGCAGGATATCAACGCCGCCCTTTCTGCGGTTGTGAAGAAGTATCCAGACATGAAAGGCGAGGGTGGCAAAAAGTCCGACGGCAAAAAGCAGGGCGGTTTCAAGGTCGGTGCAGGATCTTCGGATACTGATGAAAAGAAGCCACAGAGCAAACCAACAGCGCAGAAACGTTGGAACAAATTCAAGTAAAAACAGGAGGAATGAATCATGCCAAATCTTAATTACGCAGAAGTATGGAACCCCGAACTCTTGGAGATAAGGATCCAGGAAACACTGTCAAGCCCGTTCATCACACAGAACGTTAGGTGGCTTGACGCAAAGACTTTCCACTTCACACAGATGTCAACATCAGGCTACAAGAGCCACAACAGAAACGGCGGCTGGAACACAGGTAAGTATGTTCAGACGGACGTGCCTTTCACACTCACACACGACCGTGATGTTGAGTTTCTTGTGGATAAGGCTGACGTTGACGAAACGAACTCATCAGCGTCTATCAAGAATATCTCAGAGGTATTCGAGAAAACACAGTCTGCTCCCGAAACGGACGCTCTGTTCTTCTCAAAGACAGCTCAGAGAGCGGCAGAGCTTGAGGGCTATCACTCATCAACAGCCGCTTCATCATACACAAAGGGTAACGTGTTCGATAAGCTCAAAGGCTTTCTTTCAGCAGGCAAACTGAGAAGATACAAGTCTAACGGCTCGCTCATTATGTATGTGACTTCCACAATTATGGACCTGCTGGAGCAGTCTGACAAGTTCACGAGAAAAATCGAAATGACGCAGATCGCAGAGGGAGGACTTGGTCTTAGAACAAGAGTGACCGACATTGACGGAGTGCCTATCATGGAGGTCATTGATGATGAGCGTTTCTATGACCGCTTCAATTTTGACCCTGAGGACGGCGGCTTTGAGCCTTGCGCTGCAAGCTATGTAAAGACCGCTGATACTGATATCGTGAGCGGCAAGGAGTATTACACCGAATCAAGCGGTTCTTACACTAAGGTATCAGGCACACCTAGCAAGTCTGCACTTGATACCTACTATGAAAAGGTCGCAGGCTCACACAAGATAAACGTGCTTATCGCAACACCTGAGACCACAAAGATAGTGCCTAAGATCAACAGCATTTACAGCTTTGCTCCGGGCGGACACACAAAGGGTGACGGCTGGCTCTATCAGAACAGAGCGTTCTCAGATGTTTTCACTTTCCCAAACGGCAAGGACGGAAAGATAGACAGCATTTACGCTGACGTTGACACAGCAGAGTACAGCGAGTAAGGGGTGAGGGATATGTACCTCACCTCTACTGAGTTTTGCAATATCTGTCCTGAGTGTGATATCTCCGAAGAACAGTTCTCGGCTATTCGGCAAAGAGCTGAAAGCGATATCGACACGCTGACTTTCAACCGCATAACAGCAGAGGGCATTGACAGCTTTACAGACTTTCAGAGAGAGCGTATAAAGCGTTCCACAGCCTTGCAGATGAAATTCATCTATGACAATTCGGAGCTGTTAGAAAGCCCTCTGAGCGCTTACAGCATAAGCGGAGTTTCAATGTCATTCGATAAGTCAAAGGTGGTATCTCTTGACGGCGTTATCACAACACGTCAGGTCTACAATGTGCTTATGCAGACAGGACTATGTTACAGGGGGCTGATGTGATGAAGTTTCCTCAGCTTGTACCTGAAAGGGTATGCAAAACGCCCTGCAAGGTCTATCGAACGGACGGACTTAATCGTGACGGCTCAAAGAAGCAGACGGTCATATTTGAGGGCAAATGCTTTCACTCTGAGAAGTCAAGGCAGAAATTATCCGCAGAGAAACAGCTTATAACCTTGTCAGGCGAGGCTCTTTTCTGCGGAGATATAGCCCCTGATAACGCCGTTGTAGAGGGCTATGCGGTCATAGGCGGCAGGACTTACAAGATATATGGCTCTGAGAAAGCCAAAGACCCTGACGGCAGGGTGAATTACACAAGATTGGAGCTGATATAATGGGCATTGAAATAAAGCTTGATATGCAGGCGATAAAGGCTATCGAAGACGCTGCTGTGAAGTCTGCTGAGGTGGCTATGGAGCAGGTGAGGGCAGACCTTGTGAGTGCTCAGACAATGCCGTTCGATACAGGCGATATGCAGAATAATCAGACCTTTGTCCACGCTGACGAAAGCGGTGCAAGTCTTGTGACAGGCTCTCCGCAGGCAAGACGTTTGTACTATCACCCTGAGTATCATTTTCAGAAAGACAATAACCCTAACGCAGGTGCGGCTTGGCTTGAACCATATATCACAGGCAGTAAAAAGGACCTTGCCAAGAACGAGTTTGTGGCAGAGTTCAAAAAGAGGACAGGCGTATGACTTTACTTAACATAGCGGATATGCTGAGCGATATCCTTGACTTGCAGGACGTGTATGCAGGCACTATTGACGGCAACCTTGATAAGTGTATAGGCGTGTACAACGCAAAGACCTCAAAGCCGCAGCGTATCTGCATAGGCGGAAAAGCCTGCACAAAAACACTTGAAAAACATATCTCGGTGCTTATTCATTGGACTGATACTCCCACGCAGGCAGAGATAAAGGCTCAGAGCGTTCTTGATATCCTATCCGATATACGTCAGCATAAGGCTGACGACTTTATGGTAAAGTATCTCGAATGCAAAGAGCCTGTTTCTGTTGGCAGAGACGAGCGAGGCGTGTGTGAATATGTTATCGAGGCAACAGTATATTACGAAAGGAATGAATGAGTATGGCAAACACAACAGGAGTTTATCCCGTTTATGAAAACCAGTTCAAGATAGACAAGACAGGCGGCGACGGCTCGACAGAGAGCAATCTTGTGACTATTGCCGATATGGAGAGCTTTTCAGTATCCATTGACGGCAATATCGAGGAGTGGAAGCCTTTTGATCAGCAGGGCTGGACAAGACGTCTGCTCACTGGTAAGTCTATCACTATCAGTATCTCAGGCAAGAGAAACGTCGGTGACGCAGGCAATGACTACATCGAGAGCCTTGCACTCAAAACAGGTGCTGCGGCGACCACAATCCTTGTGTGGAACTTTCCAAGCGGAGCAAAGCTTGTTATCAAGGGCGTTGTCAGCGTAACAGAATGGGGCGGCGGAGATTCGACAGCAGTCGCACCGCTTGCGTTCGACTTTGCTTCCGACGGCAAGCCTGAGTTTACAGAGGCGACAGCGTAAGAACACAGACAAAACAGGGGAGCGTTCAAAGCGCTCTCCTACTTTTATATATCAGAAAGGATAATAGCTATGGCAAAGATGTATACACTCGACAGCAAGCTTCTTACAGGTACACCTGAGATAAGAGTAGGCGACAAGGTCTACCCTGTGGACGACAGGCAGAAAACTGTCAAGAAGATACTTGACATCTGCGACAAGAACGCCGAAAAGAAAGATCTTGATATGATAGACGAGGTTTTCAAGCTTGCGTTCGCACCAAAGGACTACAAGGAGATAGAGGCAATGAATATGCCTTGGGTAGCATATCAGCAGCTTTTCACTCTTGTTATCTCAGCGGTAACAGGCGAGGACGCAGAAAAGACAGAGGCTCGATTTCCACAGGAAAACGCAGAGTAAGTTTGAAGAAAGCTGGTACGATCTTGACTATGACCGAGAGCTTATCATACAATCCATTGCAAAGCAGTACAATATCCTGCCCTCAGAGCAGGAAAATCTGCATTACAGCGATTGGTACAGGCTCGTTGCAGGGCTTATGCACGATACGCCGCTGGGTCAGGTCGTTCGTATCAGGAGCGAGGACAACAAGGACATCATAAAGAATTTCGACAGGTATGAAAAGCAGATACGCTCAGAGTGGACGGCGTTCAGAAACCAGAAAGCAAAGGAAACGTTCACGGAGCAGGACAAGATTGAAACTGCGAGATACTTTGAAAGGCTGTTCAAGGGAATGTTCGGAAAGGCAGGTGATAAGTAATGGCAGACGGAGCAAGCGTTGGTGTTATATCTCTTGACCTTGTGATAAAAAACAAGGTGCAGGAGCAGCTTGACAAGATATCTGCAAGCATACAGAACGGCTTTTCAAAGCCAGTAGAGCAGGCAGAGAAAGCTGTTGAGAACGCTATGGATAAGACCGCTAAAGCCATAGACGAGGGCTTTGGCAGTGCGTCGGAGATCGCTCAGAAGAGTATGCAGGAGGCTGTTGAAAAGGCAATGGCTGAGTATGATAATCTGGGCAAAAAAGCGCAGGAAGCGGCAGGGCAGACAGATAATATCAAGCCTAAAACTGTTCAGGTGAACTATGACCCTGAGTATGACACTACAAAGGTCGAAGCTGAGGTCAACGAACTAACGGATAAGATAGTTCAGAAAATGCAGGACAAGACTAAATCAAGTTCTGCGAAGATAAGTCAGACAGCAGTGGAAACGGCAAAGAAGTCGGCTGAAAGCGTTTCAGAGCAGACAACAAAAATGGACGATATTATCGCAGGCTTTGCTGAAAGTGCCGTGCAGAAAATAAAGACTGTTGCAGGCAGGATAAAAAGCGGTATCGGCTCAGCCGTAAGCTTTGCAGGCAAGGCGGTGAAGTCAACTCTTGGAGGAGCTTTTAGGACAATGCGTTCGGCAGGCTCGAAGGCTGTTGACGCAGTTAAATCCAAATTCAGCAGGCTTAAAACAACTATCGACAGCACTTCAAAACCGCTGAGCAAGTTTACACATTCGCTCAAATCTGCGGCAAAAAGAGTGTTCTTAATGGCAGGCGTGCTTGTTTTGCTGAAAGGAATACGTTCCGCTGTTGCAAACGCTGTTTCAGGCAACGAAGAATTTGCCAAGTCCTTAAACGAAATAAAAGCAAACCTCACCATAGCTTTCACACCGATAATGAACACAGTAATGCCGTATCTCAATACGCTTATGACGGGCGTAGCGACGGCGACAAAAACTGTGGCGGCGTTTATCTCTGAGCTTTTCGGCACCACCTATCAGAAGTCCTTGCAGGCGACAAAGCAGGCTCAGAAGTCAGCGGAGAAGATAAAGAAAACTCAGGACACTTACCTTGCAGACTTTGACGTTGTAAGAGTTGCACCGGATCAGAGCAAGTCCGATACAGACAGTTCAGAGGGCGGCATTGATTACTCAGCCATAAACGGCGACAACGTTCAGCTTCCAGATTGGGCGGAGCGTATGAAAGACGCCATTAAGTCGGGCGATTGGGCAGGAGTTGGCTCTCTTGTGGCTGAAAAGGTCAACGGAGCTTTCGCATACATCAACTGGGACGGTATTCAGAAAAAGCTGAATAGCTTTGTGGATAAGCTTACAGACGGTCTGAACAGCGTTATAAACGGCGTTGATTGGACAGGACTTGGTGACAGCTTCGGCGGAGGCATAAACACAATTTTTGGCGCAGGATACCGCTTTATGAAGAAGTTCGATTGGGCAGGCTTCGGCAAGGGTACGGCTAATTTTCTTAACGGCGGTATAAAGAAAACGAATTGGTCGCTTATCGGCAAGACCCTTGCTTCAAAATGGCAAGCTATCATCGACTATCTTTATTCGTTCGTTACCACCTTTGATTGGTCGGGCTTTGGCTCGTCCATAGGCACTTCTGTGAACGGCTGGTTTGATGAGATTGATTGGGGCAAGGCAGGAACGACTATCTCTGAGGGCGTGAAAGGTCTGCTTGATACGGCAATAAACTTCCTGCAAACTGTAAACTGGCAGGGCATAGGCGAAAAGCTGTGGACGTTCATTTCTACAATAGATTGGAGCGGTATTGCCACAAAGCTTTTCAAGGCCATAGGCTCAGCTATAGGCGGTGCGGTATCGGTGCTGTGGGGCTTTATCAAGGACGCTGTTTTCAGTATCCGTGACTACTTTACAGAGAAGATACAGGACTGTGGTGGTAATATCGTTGAGGGGCTTTTCACAGGTATTGTTGACGCTTTCAAGGGCATAGGCACTTGGCTTTATGACCATGTTCTTACACCATTTATTGAGGGCTTCAAGAACTGTTTTGGTATTCACAGCCCTAGTAAGGTCATGGCTGAAATGGGCGGATATATCATACAAGGTCTGTATAATGCCGTATCTGAGGGTATTGCAAAGATAAAGGAGATCTTCACAAAGCTTCTTAACGCTGTCAAGGGCGTTTTCAAAGGCATAGGCAAGTGGTTCAAAAAGACCTTTTCAGACGCTTTCGGAGGCGTAAAGACCATTCTCAACGGCATTATAATGTTCGTAAAAGGCATTTTCACAGGTAGCTGGAAGAAGGCTTGGCAGGGTGTAAAGAAGATCTTTAAAGGCGTGTGGGATACGCTTTACAGCGTTGTGAAAGCACCTATAAACCTAATTATCGGTGCAGTAAACAAAATGACCAGTGCTATTGAAAGTGCGGTCAACTGGATAATCGACGGCATTAACAGCCTGAGTTTTGATGTGCCTGATTGGGTGCCTGGCATAGGCGGAGAAACCTTCGGCTTTGATCTTGATACAATAAGCATACCTGAGATACCAAAGCTTGCCACGGGCGGACTTGCGACAGCACCGACCCTTGCAATGGTGGGCGATAACAGGAACGCAAAGGCAGACCCGGAGGTGATCTCACCTCTGAGCAAACTGCAAGGTATGCTTGATAACGGCAAGCTTGACGAGGTGTTAAGGGTGCTGAACGCTATACTTGATTGGCTGAAAGCTTATGACCCTGTGTTCTTCGGAACAGTTGACAGCAAGGTGCTTTTCAAGTGTATGCAGGACAGCAACAATCAGTATAAACGTAAGACGGGAGTGAATGCATTTTGACAGGAACATTGCTAAAGATAAATGGCGTGTGGGTGACAGACCCTGACCCTGATAGCTGGAGTCCTGTAAACTGTTACGAATGGACGGCAGGTTCAGGACGAGTGAATACAACAGGTCTGTTTGTGGGTGCAAGAAAGTTCTGCAAATACAAACTGCCCTGCAAGTGGACAATGCTTCCTGTCGCAGATTCAGCCGAGATACAATCCCTTATCGAGGACGGACCCGATTTTGCAGAGCTGGAGTTTTGGCACAATGGCAAGTATTATTCTATATCCGCCAACGCAAGCGACTATGTACCGCAGGGGCTTGTCAGACTTGACGGTGGTGAGTATTACAAGAGCTGTACTGTCACATTTGCAGAACGTTAGGAGGGCATATGTACACCATAGCAAGCAATGAGATAACAAGCAGGATAGAGAATTACAAAGCCTTGTGGGGTATGTGGATAGAGGACGCTCAGAGTGAAGCACCTGTGGCATATGATGGCATTCAGAACGTTCAGACGGACATTCAATCAACATCTCTGAGTGATGATATAGAGCTTGGAGCTGTCTGTTCTCAAAGTGTGACGGCAGAGCTTGTTGACGACGGAACTAAGTATCTTGGGAATGAGTATGTTTTCAGTTTGTATACAAAGGACGCAACTTCATCTGATACAAATGACGAAAAAATACCAATGGGGCGTTTCACCTGCGTTAAGTCGAAAAAGTCGGGCGACGGCGTCCAGCTGACAATGGCGGACAGGCTGTACTTTTCGGACAAACCATATGTGCCGCATATCCCTATGCCAAACTGGAATAAAGCAGTCGAGGACGACATTTGCAGACAATTAGGATTGCAGAACGGCAATGACTATACAGAGGTGCGACTGCTGCGTGACAAGAACGGCAGAAGGTTGATAGATAAGAACGGCAAGGTGCTGTACTCAAAGTATTTCTATTTCAAGGTCAGCTCATTGCCAAAGGACGTGACCATGCGCCAAATGTTGTCCTATCTGGCTTCTGCACAAGGGCAGTTCGGGTATGTTGACAGGTACGGAAAATACGTCCGAAAGTGGTATGGTAAGAGCGTGAAAACATTGGATCCCAACACAATAGACCTGCCAACACTGTCTGAAAGGCAGAACGCTATCGTGGGCATTATCTGCAAAGTGAGTGATGATGTAACGCTGTCGCTTGGTGTGACAGATACCACGCAAGGACGTGTGCTAGAGTTTGAAAATCCGTACATGACAGAGTCTTTGCTACAATCTCTGTGGCGCAGGATAGGTGGATTTTCGTGGTATACCACTGAGCTATACCACAGACTTGGTGACCCACGTTTTGACATAGGTGACGTGGTGACCTATGTCAGCGGTGCAGACAGCTATGATATACCGATAACAAATCTTGGTTTTAACTTTGACGGAGGACTTTCAGCAGACATTTCTGCGGTAGGTCTGAGCGTTGAAGAACAGCTTTAAGGGGGCGAGATAATGGCTGATGTAAATTTGACACAGGATATCACTGAAAACGATTATCCGATGCAACACGCAGGTGAGGAAATCGATGAGATACTGAGCCGAGCCGGCAAGATACACTATGGCACTGTGGAACACAAGATGACGAAAGCGAATCCACTGATGCAGATACCGCTTGGACTGACCTTTGCACCTAAACAGGTAATAGCAACGCTACGGCAGACAGGCGCACCAACACCATATCAGAACTACTGCACCCATGTTAGTGGTTCGGGAAAGTCGTACTATCTGAACGTCTGCATGGGAGCTAATAACGGGTCAACAGTGGAAAACGTGCCAACAGGAACATACTATGTTGATTATATTGCAATAGAGTAAAGAGGGGTGATTAAATGACGATAACATTAAATGCAGATTATGACGTAACACTGAACACTGCCCTACTGGGCTACGTTGGTGAAACAAACGCCCGCCCTGTATCGGTCGAAGGACTGACAGTAGACGGAGCAGACCGCTATGTGTTGACTATCGACTATGGCGACGGCGTTCAGTACGAGGTCGATATCACAGGCGGACAGTGGACACCAACGGCAGATATCTTGCGGTCAGCGCAGACAGTCAGCTGTCAGATAGCGGCGAAGAAGCTGTCTGGCGACGAGTATATTTTAGTTAAAAAATCACGAATTTTCCGTCTGCGAATAGGGGCGGCTATCGGTGATACAGCTATCCCGTCACCAAGTGTGGCAGCTGACGCACTGGATAAGATAGATGCCATAGGCAGACAGGCACACGCAGATATGCAGACAGCCGTCACCGCTGCAGAAACAGCGACAACAGCGGCTGAAAACGCTGAGAAATCAGCTACCACCGCAGGAGTATCAGCCGATACGGCAACGCAGGCGGCAAGCCGTGCTGAAACCGCAAAGACAGCGGCTGAAACGTCCGCAACACAGGCAGAAACCGCCAAGCAGGGTGCAGAAACCGCACGTGCTGAGGCAGTCAAGTCTCAGAATGATGCCAAGGTATCAGCAGCTCAAGCATCAACGGCAGCACAGCAGGTCGAAGCCGACAAGACAATAACGGCAGGATATGCCAAAACTGCCAAAACTAATGCAGACAGCACTGCGGCAGACAGACAGGCGGTGCAGACGTTGGCAGAACAGGTGACAGCTGACAAAACTACAGTGGCAGAAAACGCCACTAAGGTCGCAGAGGACAGAACAGCCGCTGAAACTGCCGCACAGACAGCACAGGCGGTGGCTGACAG